GCTTCTTCTTGGGTAAAGGCAAGGAATAGATGGTTCGTTTTCTCCTGAATGAGGTCTTTTTTTGCGAGGCTATAATCATTAATCGCCTTACCATACAAATACTTTTTGAGTATTTCAACGTAATCTCTTGCCCACCCATAGAAATTTTTGTAATCTTTAAAAGGACCATAAGACGATACCCACATTTGATGGAATAGCTGAGAGAAACTTTCTGGCGTAGGTGTGCCTGATAGATAGATAATTGGCTTGCCATTACAAATACGTTTTAATTCTTTTGCTCTTAATGATGGTGTAGGAAATGCTCCAAGGCTATGGGCTTCATCGATAATGACAAGATCATAATTACTATCAACATTATGCAACTGCTCAAAATTATCTACGTCAATCTTCTCAAACCCAAAGTTCGCATCAAGTACTTGAGCCATTACATCTGCTTTAGCTTTCTTCTTGGTGACAAACAATACATTCTTTGCACCAAACTTATGAGCCGTAGCAAAGGCGGTTAAGGTCTTGCCAGTTCTTACTTCCATTGCAAGGTAGACCAAGCCATATTGGTTAAGTATCTGGGTTGCTTTATCAGACAACTCTATTTGATAGTCTCGCAATTGCATTCTTGTAAGAATTTAATAACACCATAAAAAAAAAGAACCAAACTATAATCGTGATAACGATGATAAATATGTAAGCAATTAATCTAGTCATAATATTATTCTTGTTCAAATCCGCAATGTTCTTGACATTCTGGGCAGATGCCATAATCTTCCATTAATACATCGGTGACTTCAGCACCGCAACATTCACTGAGTTTCATATTTCTTATCATTTATAATTTTTAAAGCATCTAACAATCCCTTTACATAATAAAGGTCATTGATGTCTTTACTGTCAATTTTCTCATCTATCATTTTGATGATGATGTCGTAGGCTTGTTGTAGGTTGTGATTCATTTTAATTCATCTTTTATACGTTGTAAATATAATGCTTGATCTAAACATTCTTCTATTGCGTGGTCAATCCATTGCTTAACCTCTAAATCAGTCCTATCTAATGTTGTACCATACTTGCGAATGCCAGTCTCCGAGCGTGAGCGTAGTAGTGATGCGATGCGAAATACTACGGTGTCTTTGTTGTCGATGGTGATGAAGTCCATTATTTCTTATGTTTTAAAGTGTAAGATAATTGTCTCGGCTTGGTTGTTTCGTTCATATAAAGCCATAGCTGGTGGGTAGCCTGAAATAATGTCCAATAGCTTAACACCTCACTAATCGGCTTGGTTATTAGTTGCCAACCTATGCCTTGTATTGCTCCACCCTTTCCAGTTGTACGGGTCTTGGCATTGAGCCACAATATACCTACCTCATCAATGCTTTTCACATCAGTTGCAATCTCACTAAGCAATTCGTAATAAGCAGACAACTGCAACCAATAGCTATCTTGCACCGAGTTGGATGTCTTAATATCCAATAATATCCTCTTGCCATTTAGACTTATTACCCTATCCAAAGTCCCAGCAAAGCCTAACTTCTCACTCACAAAATGTGCCTCCATCATTTCAATGCTTGGGTTATGGGTGGTGCAAAAGTCTACATATCTCTCAAACATTGCCCATTCAAGGTTCTTATAAGCTGGGAAGCCATTATCTCCTAAATAAGATACTTCCTCTCCTTGATCATATCTCTCGGTGAGTTCGTGGACTGTTGAGCCTCTACGACCAGCTTCATCGCGAATGGTGTCGGCATCACCTCCCATTTCTTTAAGCCATTTGTAAAACTCTGCACCTTTAGGGAAGCATTCTAAGATTGTTGTAACGGATGGTACATAGCCACCAGATGGTGTGGCATAAAAACGTGAGTCTAAAAACTCAATTCTGTTTTTGTTCAAGTCGATAGTATAATTGTTCATAGTTAAAAGTTTATAATTGCTTGTCTTTCCAAGCAGTCATCACTTAGCTTGCAGTGAGCCGTGTTCCCTTTTCTTCAGAGACCAATAGCACCCATTTAAACTCTAGGTACACCGAGCAAGATTTTAAAAAAGACCCCAATGTAGACACATTAGGTCGTATGCTACACTAATGAAACACATTTGCTAAATCTTATTTAGCAATAGTTAGAATAATTTAAAAAGATGGGGTGGGATACCCTCCCTAAATGCGCTCTTGCGCAACCCCCGAATACAACCCAACACTAAAATGGTGTATCTTCTCCCTCGATTACATCTGAGAGGGTAGGTTTAATCTTTGGTAAGATAGATAATTTTACAAAATCTTCCAAATATTCCATTCTTTCTGAGTCATCCCACTCTTCTATACCCTTCCTTTTAATCTTGACCATTGGAGGCAGATCACGTGGATTGTCCTTGGTCCAGTAATGCTTGAGTCCTTTGCCATTTTGCGAAATAAAAAGTACTGACTGCTTCTTGTCACCATCTACCATTAGCTTAGGTGATAAGGTAATCACTTCTGATAGGTCCGCATTAGGCAATGCCTTTAGAAATGATGTGGCATAGCCACTAGCATACTTCATCTCAAGATTAAAGTAGCTATTCTCATCCTTAAGGGTAATCACCCAAAACTTCCCGTACTCACTCTGCTTGGTCTTGATGTCTGTGAGCCATCCACTGAGAGAGTCATAGAACTCTTCGTGGACTTCTCTGCCCATCTTGTTAACACGAGATACTGACTTGTCTGTCGCTGATGGAAATTGTCTTACCAGTTTACCATTTGTAATGCTTAAAAACACGCCTTTTGCTTGACTCTGATTTAGTCCCATTTTACTTTGTTTTTTGGTTATGAAAATAATTAATCTTTTGGTTATACTTTTCTATCAGTTGGCTCATTTTCTCATCATAGGTATAATTCATAAACAACCTAAAATACTTATCATTTAACTGATTTAACTTTTGAAACACTACCCTTGCATTGCCTTCAGTCATATCATTTACATCTTGCAACATCTGATTGTAATCCGCCCAAAACTCCGCTGGTATAATATACTTTGCATTGGTGTGTTTGCGTTTTGTTTTGATAGGTGTGTCCCATTGGTTAGGAACGAAAATTACACTAAATGTAATTAACAGAATCACCAGTATTGCTATGTACTCCATAGGATTGTAAAGTATTAATGATTTTTAGATAGTTGTTAAGGTTAATGTTACCACCCGTCTCCGCTCTAAAAATAGTCTGCATTGTTACATTAGCCATCTTTGATAATGTTTCACGAGATAATCCTTTCGATTCTCGTAATGCTCTCAGTTTTTCTTTAATTAAAATTTCAGTCATAGTGTGTTTATTTGTTATGACATCAAAGTTATATGATTATTTTTAAACCACAAAATATATGTGTTAAAATATTGTGAAAAGGCACTGCTTCGCAGTTTGTTCAGTTCCTTCACAAACGAAAGCCCCTGGTAGAAACCAAGGGCGTAATTTGACCATACCGTATTTAATCACAAAAAACTATTTTTCACCATTTTGCAATGGTATATCTTCTGTATTATCTATTCTTCTGTAACCCTCGTGCCATAAGGTTTTGGTGAGGATAACACTCTTGCGTATTACCTCCTCCTCATCATCCTCTGGTGCTAATATGTGGCAAATCTCGTGTATTAATATCTCCATTGCCTTGCGACCCTTGAGCCGAATATCTATCTCAATTAACTCATCTGAATGAGCCAATCCCCAAGCCTTCTGCTTACCAAGTTTGCTATATTGTACCTAAATTCTCCTCACTTTGCAGTTGGGATTAGTAAGTGTCGCTTTTGTTTTATTGTAGCTGCTCCTAGCCTTTTTCTTGATACACTATTGCAGTTCTCACATCTAAATAACTCGTAAATGTTAGCACTGGTGTTATAACACTTGCCTTGATCCTTCAATTCACCACTGCCGCAACTTGGACACCTATGCTCAGTCTCATCAAGGATGAATAACCCCATATTTGGATGAGGCTTTATCCAAGGTCTAATTTGTAAGTATGTTTCCTCTAGTATGCGCACATCTTGTACGTTATAGTCCTCCATCTCTTTCAGTGCCTTGCGGTCACCCTTCATACAATTATCCCATAATTCAAATGATGTCTCTTTCTTGCGCTCTAAATTGAGCAATTTATTGACATAATCTAACTTATTACTGGTGAAGCCAAACTGCCTTCTAATGTGCCTTAAAGTGTCTATAACTTGATAAGGGAGTGGTGGGTTGAGTCCATTTAAGATAAACCTCGAATTAAGTTTAGGGATGTCGAATTTCTCAGCGTTATGTGCAATCACTATATCCGCCTCATTAATCAGCTTCCAAATCCCCTCCATTATCCGCTTATCATCTTGCTTGGCTACCTCCTCTGGCTTTAGTTTGGCACTATACACCTTATCCTCAAATAGCCATTTAGCTGCCCAGGTCAGGCAGAACCAATCGGTCTTGATTTGTGGTAAGTGTATATTTTGATTCCAAATGCCCCAAACGTAAGCACTAATAGGTGCGGTCTCAATGTCAAGAATTAGGACCTTTGCGGATGTTTGGATTTTCTCCATCTTGGAATTTGAGGTGTCGTAATTAAGTGGTTGTTGGTGAGTCCTATCTTTAAGTTTCTTTCGATTCTTTTCACCTTGTGAACCACGATAATAATTTATCGAGCATCTTACATTGTGTAATTTCAAATCGCTATAATCCTTACAAATAATTGCAGCAAGAGTGTAGCTTTTCATCTTTGGATATAAGTCCAAATATGGCTTTATCAACTCTCCTATTCTCATCTGCGCTTAATGATGTAAATAACACCAGCGATTAATAGAATCCAACCCCAAGTAATTAATGCACCTTTCTGCCACCATCTGTACATCTTCTCGGTTGCAGCTGCATCTTTCTTAGCCAGTTCATACATCTTCTTATATCGGTCCACAAAAATCTTCTTGTCGACAATAACGATGGAATCCTTGCAAGGCTTTAGAACCTCTTTAATTTTCCATTTGGTGATTTGCTTGTCAACAAACTTATACTCCGTAAACCAATTATACAAGGTGTCGGTTATTTTATTAATAACCAGACTATCCCTTGTAATAATTGTGGTGTCGTGAACATCTTGAAAGATAAAAACCTTCTCAATAGCTTCAGGATGCTTTTGGAAGTATCTATCAATTTTCTTCTGCGTGACGCAAGAACTAAAGAAGATAATGCAAACTAAAAAAGTTTGGTTTTTCATAAGTTTGGATTCTATTCGGCTTCCTTCTGCATCGCCTCAGCGATTTTCTGGTTAATTTCTGCTAATTGCTTTTGCAAATACTCTAGTTGAGCCAAGATATCGTATGCTTGACTTTTCAATTCTTTAATCTGATCCATAGTTTTAAAATTTTAATAAAGTTACAAAGATTTCAACATATCTATCATCTTTGGATGTGGATAAATATCTATTTTATCCATTCTTACTGAATTATGCGTAAAAACCCCCTTGTCACCATTTAAGGCTCTTGGGCATATATCCCAAATGTCCTCATTGTACTTGAGAGGGATGCCATATCTTTCCTTCCAAAGTAGTAATAATTGCCTCACCGACTCTATCTGCGCATCGGTATAATTATGGAAGTATTGCTTACCCTTATATTTTTTGGCAAGTTTAATAACTTGGGATTCTGGCACTACACCCCCCACATAGTTATAGTATTTGCCATCTTTTAAGGTTAAGTAACCCCAATTACATATCTCGATGCCGATGCTAATGCGGTCAAGCGATTTGTATTTGACACCAAACTTTTGGAAGGTTGCCTCTTGTAAGCCAAGGTGAAATGCCCAATACTTGGATGAGAACCCTTGCACTATCTCTCCGTCAGTGCAGCCTCTACCTATGCCAGATATTGTGACGCAAGTAGCTACTCTCACGGGTGTACCTTCCCAGTGCTTATACACAAGTTCACCGTTGGGGTTACCAGCAGTGTGATGGAGGTAGATCTGCTTCTTAGGATGCTCTTCCTTAATGTATTGAGACTCATTAAAAGGCACTTGTCTAATATTCATTATAAATAATACAAATTTATTTATTAATTATATCTAAATTCAGCATAAATATTACCAAATACTGGGTCAGCGGTTGTATCTCCGTCAATACCCATTAAGGCTACCCAAACATCACTCTTAGCTCCACTTGCCAAATCTATCCAAGATGTTGTAATAATTGTGTTAGTTGTATCAATCGCTACGCTTACCTCACTTGTGCCTATTGCCAAGTATGAAGATTCAGTAAAAGGTGAACCAGTTGTGGCTTGATATCTTACAAGCAACTTACTACCCGTTGCTCCAGCAGTACCTTGCTTGTTAACGATTAGTCTGACTTGATTGTAAGCAGTCAAATCTATTTGAGTAACATAAGCACTTGAGCTATCAAAAAACTGCAAGGTATTAGGCATATTAGACCAAGTGTTTGGCACTTCTGCACTAAATGCTATTCTTGTACTTCTTCCACTTGATGGATTAGATGTGATAATATTACCAGTACTATCACAAGCAAGATAGGCAGTAGGAGTGCCAGTGAAACTTGATGCACTTGTATAAGCATTTAATTGCAACTGACCAGTGCCCCCTATTTGAAACCTTTGAGCAGACCTTGTATAAATAGCAACTCTATCTGGTAAAATTGTAGCATCTCTTCCTGTAATTACTATTCCACTTACCCATCCGCTTGTTGAACCACAACTAATTTCATAAGTTGCTCTATCTAAATAACTATGTATGCAATTTGCAGTTATTGATTGATATGTTTCTAATCTACCATTTGTTAAATCAGCGGATACCATAAATCCACTACCGCTTGTAGCTAGAGTACCACCATTAACTTGAAATTTAGAATTGGATGTAGTAGCACCAACAATAACACTACCCTCAAAGGCTACATTACCAGCGATTTCTGTTAGCCATCTAATAGCAGAGCCGTTATAAAAAGATGTTCTACCAGTTGATGGGTGAGTTATGTATAATGTACTATTTACTGCATCTGTTAAATATAATGATGTTCCACCAGTAGCAGCTTGAACGTGTAGCTTACCGCTTAATGATGTTGCACCTATACCAACGTTTGTACCATTGTCATAAATCAAGCTATTCCCTACTGCACTTGAAGAGGTAAACTTAGCTATATAATTTGTAGTTCCGCTACCAGTTATTCCACTAATTGCCTCCCATACTGGTGCAGCACCATTAGTGCCATCGCCAGTCATTGACAAATATTTCTTAGTAGTTGTGGTGTTTGGTGCAAGTGATAGTGGCGCACCAGCTGAATTAGAGTATATCATTTGCCCTAAAGCAGCCGAGAATGGGTTAGACATTCCACCTAAACCAACTAAGGTATAAGTAGGTACATTTAATGTATTACCAATTAATGTAGAAGAACCACTTGATCCCGTTGTAGTTAAATTGGTAATTCTATTGCTATATGCAACATCCCAATTTGATTGTGATGCAGTTGTTGGTATCGAATAACCAGCAGTAAAAGTAATAGCTAAAGTACCACTTGTAGTAATTGGACTACCAGTTACAGTAAGTCCAGTTGGTACTGATAATGCTACACTTGTTACAGTGCCAGTATTCAAATCTGTCCAAGATGCCGTGAGTGTTGAGCCATCTTGCTCAGTTAATGTTAGAGTCTTTGTAGTTGTACCGCTTACGCCAATAGAAGTAAGACTCCTATTATAAGCCGTGTCCCACTGCCCTTGCTTAGTTGTTGTTGGTAAAGCATACCCACTTGCAAAAGTAATAGCAAGAGTGCCACTACTTGTGATTGGTGATCCACTAACTACAAAGCCAGTGGGAGCAGTAAGTGCCACAGATGTCACTGTACCACTACCGCTACCACTTGTAGGTATATAAGTTATGAGTGATTTATTTATTCTCACTTAGATTATTGTAAGATTTAATTTAGATGCAATGTAAACGTAAGCTTGTTCGTTAGAATTGTCCCAATCGATGTAGTCTTGACCATCCATCCCAACATTCCCTACTGATAGAACCGCACCGCCACTTGCTGCACCATTCTCATCGTGAACGATAGCTTCTTTGAGTTCATAATAAAAAGTTGCAGATGTTGCTAGGTCATCATAAATAATCCTTGCATCTAGTTCAGATGCTTGCTTGCTTTGTCCGTTGTTCCAGATTGATACTGGTTGAATGTTTACTCCCATTTTTATTTTATTTTTATATTGATGTAATCGTTTCCCAAGCCGTTGTAAATACGCACAATTTATTTAGTGTTGTATCGTAAACCATAAGTCCAGCAGAAGGTGTTGCTATTGCGTTCTTTTGTGTGGTTGTCATTCTTGGAGGAAGAATGCCTTGAGTAGTTGAGTCAACTTGCAACTTTGCTGATGCGTTAATAGAAAAAGTATTAACACCTACATTTCCGCTTGAATTTATATAGAATACACTTGTACCGATTGTACCAGCCGTTGCGTTTTGATATATTCCAAATTCATTACCAGATGCAGTCCACAATCCAACTGCTCCACTACCACTTGATTGTAATTCTATAAAGGCATTACCGCCAATATTTCTAAAGTTTGCTACCCTTTGATTTGAACCACCTAAGTTACCTCCTATCTTCGCAGTGCCAGTCACTTGTAGCTTCTCGCCAGTGTCGGATGTACTGCCGATGAGTAGATTGCCGTTAAAATAATTTAGTGCAGTGCCAGCAGCATAGAAATTCCACCTTCCGCTAGTAGATGCAATATCACTATAAAAACCAAAGTTATTTGTTCCTTGTGTTAAGTTCGCTGAATAGTATCCGAATTGATTAGTTATAGTTGAACCAGCACCTTTCGTTAAATCTGCAACAAAATAGTTATAAGCATTTGTAAGGGTATAGGTTGCAGCAGCAGTAGTAATTAAAGAATAGTTATTTATTCCAGACGCAGTTACATCTGAAGCATAAGTAGTTGATTGCAATATACCATAGCCAGTAGTAGCACCCGTAACTGTTCTACCAATTAATAATGAACGTGCAGTCAGATTAGTACCCCCAATCCCCAATGACCCAGCCATATAGTTGTTGGCAGTGCCGTTCATATAGAGATTCCATACGTTAGTACCAGCAGCTAAATTGCCGTAGAACCCATAATCGTTTGTAGCACCTACTAATGTTGAATCGGCAAAAAATCCGTATTGATTAGTAACTGTTGAACCAGCACCTAATCCAAATTGGTCTGCATAGTAATGATAATAATTACTAAGAGTAAATGCTGCTGCTTGTGTTCTTGCACTATTATAAAAACCAAATGCGTTTGATGTTACAGTAGATTGAACAGTACCATCTTGATAAATACCAGTTGAACTCAATGCACCAACAATAGTTTTTCCAACTCTTAATCCATAACTCGTCAAACTCGTACTCCCAATACCCACACTTCCATTTGCATCTATACGCACTTTTTCAGCACTATTTGTTGCAAAAGTTAACGTATTTGCAGCACCTAAATACATTCCATTAGTTGGTACAGTTGCAGCACTTGGTATAAATGAGTTTGCGGTTAACGCACCAGTTATCCTTGCAGTACCAACAACATCAAGAATAAAAGTTGATTCTGTGGTAGTACCTATCAATAATCTACCAGCAGCAGTCAAAGTCATTTGAGCAGTTGATGAAGTACCAGTTGTGAACTTTATTTTACCAGCAGCGACATCATTTAGCAACGAAATATCACCAGATGTTCCATTATAAAAACCTAAGTCGTTTGCAACTAAAGTCTTATATGTTACATATCCAGTACTTAATTTAAACAACTGCCCAGCAGATGCAGAGTTTCTAACAATGATACCAGAGTTTGCAGCGGCACCAGTTGAGGTGTTTTGTGTTTCAATTCCGCTTGATGTATTCTCGTTTCTTATTATTGATAATCCTTGCGCTGGTGTATTAGTACCTATTCCTAGCTTTCCATTCGTATTATCCCAAAACAAATTATTACTACCAGCTTGTGTTGTCGCACCAGTGAAGTATGCAACTTGACCACTTGTACCCGTTCCCGTTATAGGGTTGGTTAAAGCGTTTTGTTTGTTGTTGAATGTTGTCCAATCTGCACTACTTAAAGCACCTCTATTTGTTGCACTTGCCGTTGGTAGATTAAATGTATGTGTATCTGTTGCTGAGCTAATTGCAAAGTCTGTTCCACTTGTACCCGTTGCGAAATATTGCACTTGTGCAGTCAAACCATTAAGAGCATTTAACCCCGTTGATAATGTTGTAAGAACTTCGCAAAGGTTACTATTCTCGGTGTGTAATGTTATGGTTCTACCACTTGTGATTACAAAAATCCTAATGGCTAATCTATCTGTAACAAGTAAAGATGTTTGTGGTACGGGTATTGCAGTATAGTATTGGTCAATCGTTGTGCCATTCGTAATTCCCTCTGGATTAGTAGAACCACTACCAACAAGCGTAAAGTTATTTGATGCGTCAACTTTATAAAGTTCTGCATAAAATTGTGGATTTCCAGCATTACTATTTGCCTGAAAATAAAACTCTACATTCCAATTACCTGCTGGTATATTTAAAAGAGAAGGGTCTCCAGCATCCGTAATAAATGATGCGATATAGCCATTACCTTGTGCGTTTGTTCTTGTAAAATTAGTACCAGCACCAAGTACAGGTGTCTTACTCATTTGATAATAAGTATCACCACCAAAAGTTCCTTGCGTTACACTACCATTTAAATAATAGTTAACAGACGAACCGCCACCTAGATTGTCGGGAAAGTTAGCAAGTTGACCATCTCCACGAATGTATTGTGAAGCAGTACCAGCACCCGTAACCGCTAATGTTCCGGAACTCGTTACGGGCGAATTAGCAACACTAAATGCACTTGGCATTGTTAGTCCTACACTTGTAACAGTACCGCTTGGAATTGTAGGGAATGTCGCTAATGTGCCATCACCTCTAAGGTATTGCGAAGTTGTACCCGTAGGATCATCAAACTTAGAGTTTAATGCGTTCTGCAAGTCTGTTTGGTTGCTTAAAGTACCAGTTATACTACCCCATACACCACCACCACTACTTGGTGATTCGTATGAGATATTTATGTAAGTAGCCGATATTGTTTCGCTTACATAAACATCCGTTACGTTATATGTTACTTTTATTGTCATTTTATGATGTTATTTGGTCTAACACTTGAACGTACCCATTCATATAAGTAAACGTGCCAGATGGATTAGTAACTTGCAAGTCATAAGCGAACTCACCAACACTATAAGTAGCCGTAGTAACACTTGACAATGTAACACTTCTCTCATTTGTATCACCGACCACAAAGTCGGCATTATTCCAAGTGAACTGAGTAGCACCAGCACTATTCTTAGCCATTAACTTAAATGTCCAGGTACTTACATTTATAGCAGTAGTCTCACACTCATCACTATAAAACTTTAAGTTCATATTGTAAGTGTCACCTCTTCTAATAGCTTTTAAATTATGTTCGCTCATTGTCTATCTGCTTTATCTTTTAATTTTAATTGTATGTCTTGCAAAGCATCAAAAATCTTCCCCAACTTCTCACCAATCTCATCCTCCTTCTTCTCTAGGGTGCGGACACGAAGATCAAGTTCTCTCAACTTAATCTTCATATCCGTAAACATCTTCGACAAAGCCATTGCAAATGCAATAGTCTGAATAATAATAGTCACAATCACCCCTTGCTCCATCTCAATTACTTTTTAGCATCTTGAGCAAAAATGCCAACTAATAGCATTCCGATACCAGCTAAGACCATTTTCCAATCTTGAGCCAAAGCACCTTCCCAAATCATTGGCAATCCAGCTACTGCTCCAAAAAGGCTTGTCTTTACGTTTTCCATCATTTGTTTCATAATTATTGATTTAACTTGTTGTATATACTGCAACGACAGTCGTGCCGTTGAGCGATGAACCTAAATTGATTACTGGACCAGCACTAACAGTATAGTTATAATACCATTTGCCTCCATATCCAACCGCAACAAGTTTAAAATTAAGTGGGTTACGTGCCGTAATAGTTCCACCAGAAACAGTGTAAGTATCAACACTAGTTATTTCAGTAAAAGGTCCAGTACCTTGAAGAGTATAAGAGTATTGACCAAAGTTACCAACATTTGAGTCAAGTGACAAACTTGTTATTACACAATTAAATTTAAAGATTTTATAGTTATTCTGAGCATCAATTATGTCTAAATATCCAATATATGTAGTATCAGTTGATTCTATAAATGGCTCGAAAAATGTGATAGGATGCAAATTGCTTTCTACCAATTTTACCAACCCACTTCCACTAATAGTATAGGTCTTTCTACCTTTAATATATTGCCTATAAGCACTATTAACTTTAGGAGCTAATTCTATTGTCTCAGCACTTATTGTTAAATTAGCATCTTTAGCACAAGCAAAAGGGTAAACTCCACCACTTTCATTTGTGAGTGCTAATATTAAACCTTCTGCTTTTACTGCGTCTGCCATTATTTATATATATATTTATCTGTATATGTGTCGTAATTTAAAGCATTTGGCACAGAATAATTATTAACTTGGAAACTTCCTGAAGTAAATTGAATACTATCTAATGTCTTTCCAACTTCTGTTGCACTAAAAGTTATTTCAAAAATATCATTAGGGTTTATAGTTATTGTTCCAGATGGTGATAAGTTAAATGTAAATGCTTGTGGATTAACGTTAACTGGATAGTTTTGAGTTTTAATAGTTGTACCATTTTGCTTTACTAAGAAACTTGTTGCAACTGGTAAAGTACCAGTTGTTTGTATAATATTACCACTAAGCGAAATGGTTATTGCATTAGTTATTGTCTGCGCTCCACTATAAATAATTTTGTTATCACCAGTAACTATAAAGTCAGTATTAGAAGCGGTTAAAAAGGGAACTGATTGTGTTCCTACATAAGTGCCAGTTTTAACAGATGTACTAAATGACCTAGTAACTGCTGAACTTCCATCTCTATCATTATCCCATACTTCTTCAAGTGTTGCGCTCCAAGTAGATGATGCAAAGTCAATTTCTTTAAGATTGGCTATGAAGTAAATTTTATTAGGGTCATCATCCATAAATCTAACTGTATTGATTAGACCTATTGGAACCCTTAAAGTATCTTCCCAAGTCAACCCATAAAAGTTAGCATCAATCTTATTTCTATTGTATCTATTGTGTGACCAGTGTGTGATTGCATTTTGCTTTCTAAATGCTTGTCTTTCTCCACTATATCTCAACCTAAACCAATTATTATCTGTTGGTGTTATTGGTGATTTTAATTGAACATTTCCACTAACTATCTCTGATTCAAATATACATCCTCTATATGCTTGAGTTAATTGGTCATCAAAATAAATTTTCCTACGAGCTTTCTCAAGTGCAGTATTATTTTTAGTAAATGTTGCTTCTACCTTTTCTAATCCAAGCTCAAATTGGTCGAATCTATTATAAACAGAAAAATCAAAGTTTTTTATTTTTATTACTTGCCCACTTACCCAAGTTGTTAATGTAACATCACAAACAAAATAAAAATATAATTGTCCGTTATTTGGTAATGGATATGATTCAACTTCAAGCGTATTCCACTCTGTTTCAATAATATTCTCTGCGCTTCCGAAATTAACTAGCATAGCTTGAGCAAGTGGCGAACCACTCCATTGTCCATCGCTTACTAGAAAGAAATTTCCAGTATCTGTAACTAATTTAGCATAAGCTACTCTTGTAGGATATATCGTTGCAGAACCTGGGAAAGCATCACTAAATTGCATCTCAAATGATAGTCTTAATCTTTCACCAGCATACACATTAATTGGCTCTGATTCAATCATATAATCCTCTGGCGCCACATTATTTAAGTCTTGTGGAATGACAACATAATTGTCAATGATAGGACCAGTTATTGATGTATATTCTTCATTACGATAAAAGTTAACCGCAGTAACTGGTGTATTAGATACTGGATCTCCTTTTACGAATGTCCAATTATCAACCTCATATTGCTTGAGTGTTGGTTGCTCTAGTATCAACGCACCTCTTACAAATGAACTATTATTAATTACCTCAACAAACCTATTATAATTAAATTCAACAATATCTTGATTAGTTAATCTCTTAATAAATCTTAGCATTTGTGGTGAGATTGGCTTTATGTCATAGCCAACACCAACTTGCAAATCAAATCTTTTGTTATATGTAATAGGTAAATTTGGAGGAGTGTCAACAAATAATACTTTTAAATTAGATGTTGATGGAGCATATAATTCTTCAACCCTCATAATATTCCAAAAACCACGATACATAAATATATTTTGGTTAAATGAAATATTGATTTTTTCTAATACATCATATGAGCTTTCATATATACTCGGCTCAGTCTCAAACGTCTTAGGGTCAATATATGCTTGATTAAGTGATATATTAGGATAAGTTGTACTCATACTATCGTGGTACAAATTATTTATTACTTGATACTTATCCCATCCTAATGCAGTTCCCCCAGTGGCATATTGAATCATATCAATAACCTTCTGCTTAGAAGTTACTTCTACACCACTATTGCTAAATAATATATCTTTTAACTTTCCAAATCCATCAGTTGCCGTAATGGTGATGAGATGGTTTTGATCTTGCCACTCTTCACGATAATCAGACTGCATAACATAGCCAGTCCAATAAACTTCTGATAAATTATAATAATAAAAATATATTTGAATATCCGTATCACTTGTAGCCAAAAAATCTTCAAGTTTACTTCCAGTAGCACTAGCTAATATTTCTATCTCTGCTAATTGCGCTCTAATTGGCTTATATATATCTTCCTCAGTATTAAACTCTTTTAAGACAAATGGTCTTGCACCAGCAGTTAGTGTTGTAACTGAACCAGTGTATCCTTCATAATATAAAGATACCCTAGCTTGATAGCCTTCAAGGCTATAAAAATCTATTCTATATTTCTCTTGTTTAGCCAACTCTATTGATTGTTCCGTTTGTTCTATTTAATACTCCTACCAAATCACTTCCTCTCTGCACAAATACTACTTGTCCGCTCATTTGAACTCCACCTGGATTAATGTTTGCAAGATTTGGTGCAGCTATTTTAGCTGGACCAGCAAATCCTAATGCAGATGTTATTGCCGTTAATACATTTTTGAAACCGCCTCCACCAGCTGCAAATCCGCCACTAAATATATTTGCCAATAAAGAAACTATACCAGTTGCGATAATTTTAGCAACAATTTGATTTATAGCCTTTAATACTGCTTGAGCAAATTCTTTAAAAGCAAACTTTCCAGTGTTTGCAAAGTTTTCAAACAAGTCACTTATTGGATTGAAAAATGTTGCTTCTGCTACATTATATGCGCCGCTAAGATTAGCAGCTTCTCTAAGTCTTTCTAATTCATTGTTAGCTGATCTAACTTTACTTAAAAATTCTTCATTGTTTAAGTTAGGTACTGCTCCTGATATTTGTTTAGGAAATACTATACCAGCTTCTCTTTCAGCTTTTCTTCTTTCTTTTGATAATGCTCTTAAATTTTCTAATTCAGTCTGATTTAATTCAGCTTGTTCTTTTATTTTCTTTTTAGCATTATATAAATTTTCTACTCTTATCTGTTCTTCCCTAAGTTTGTTTGCTTTCTCCCTTTGACTTAATGACTTTTTGTTTTCTTTTACTGCTTCTTTTTCGGCTTTTGCTTCTTCTTTTAAATTCTCAATCCTTTCTCTAGTTTGTTCATTTATTTGAGAAATGCCATTTGTAATTGGGTCAAGTTGACTCAAATAATTATCTTGCTCTTTTGTTAAAGAATCAATTTGAGCCCTTAATTGCTTGACACTTGATATATTATCATTAAGTGTCTTTAATGCTATCTCTTGTTGGGTTTGTGAGCCAAAACCCGTAATTATTGCTTGTTTATTTGCCTTATTTAAATCAGCTGCTGCTTTTACATATTCTTGGTCAGCAATAACTAATTTATTTCTTAATTCAGCAAGTTTAGTTTCATTTGTAGTTAAGGCTGCACTAACACCAGCCTCTTGTATTTTTAATCTAGTTAATTCTTTTCTTGCTTTAGCATTTGATTCTATTAATATGCTAGATTCAGCGGTTAAAGCATTTTCTTTAGATATACCAGCAATAATATCTGGTGAAATCTTTTTTAATTCTCCATATGCAGCAAGCCTATCTTTTTGTGGTGCTTTTTGATTTAATAATGTTTTTGTTAGTATAGATACTTTAGCATCCTCAACTGTTAACTTTCCAGTTGTTTCATTTACTGCCTTATTAAATTCTTTTTGTGCTTCGGTTAGTGGCTTTGCAGCACCAAATAATCCTTTTATAGCTTCTCCTAAGCTACCATATTTTTGAATAGCATATGTAACTGCCGCAGTAACAACACTAAATCCTAGGAATAAACCCGCTGGTCCAGTTAATGCAGCCCCTATTTGTCCTAATGCACCTTTTGTTCCACCGCTTGTTCTTTCTAATTCACCAAATGATTGTATTAATCCAGGTAAGTTATTTTGAATTGCTATAAACCCGAATGGTAAATCTTGAGCTACAAGAGATAGGCTAGTTAAGGCTATTCTAGATTTTTTTGCTGATGTTTCAATATCTTCAGCTCCTTTTTTAAAACCGCTTCCTGTCGTTCCGCCTACTTTAGAACCTAAATTATTTATATTATTTAACTTATCTTCTAATTTTGTAATTTCTCTGTTTAGTTCTATTATTTTTTGAGCACTTGTAGTAGGGTCTAATTTTATTTTTTCATCATTGAGTTCTTGTATTCTTTTCTTTAATCCAAGAATAGAATTTGCTGGAAATTGTATGGCTTGACCAAATTCTTTAACATCAGTACTTAAAATACTTAATGTTTCCTTCAGAGCATTTAACTCTAGCTTTTGTTTGTCTGTAACTAAATTAAATGGAGTAGATGCTATTGTATTTGATAGCTCTTTGAACGCAGCCTTTACATCGTTAATAGATCTATTGAACTGACTCGCATCAGCTCCTATTGGTAATATTAATGCTCCGATGTTTTCTGCCATTTTGTTAATCTATTAAAGACTTCTCTATACTCTTCATCAGAAGGCTTATGTACCTCATCACCTGGTAATTCCCACAATGCCTCTGGTGTCTTTGGTGCAGTCTTAGGGTCTCCCATTAGACGCACCATTGTAAACATCAATAGTCTTGTCTGCTTATAGTTATCCACCTTCTTCTCGTTATAACCTCTCAGCATAAGAGAAAAATGTCGTGGACTCATATCAAAGAAATCACGTGGAAGAAGTTGCAACTCACCAAATGCGTAAGCCTCTATTTCCTCCCACGTGAACTCTTTTTTTTGCTTTATCATCTACTTCTTCAGCTACTTGGATATTGCTTTTGATCATTTCACTCTCACCCCAAACACTTATAATGCTTTTGAGTTCTTCTAAAAACTCACTCTTCATTATATTAGCTTCAATGTAGTCTACTAAGTTTTCAAAAGTTATCTCAGGCAAAACACCTTTTACAAGGCAGTTATTATAATAGCCACTATAAACTAAGTGTGCTACTCCAATCTCATTTAATTCGCCATTATTAAAAGAAATGCCATCTATAAACTTATCTGATAAGTACCTAAATGATGCCATTCCAAATTTTAGTCCGACCTTTTGGTCGTTAATAGTAATAGTAGTATAGTTCATAAGTTAAATTAAGCTACAACATCCAAAGCACCAGTTGATTGGATTGTTCCAGAGAAATTTATAAATTCAGTAGTAGATTGATTTAAAGTAAGGTCAGTGATATAACCACTAAATGCGTGGTAATAAGCTGCACCAGCAGATGAACCACTAACAACTGGATTTTGTACTCTTACTGCAACAATAGTTTTATTAACCATTGCAGCCAATAAATCTTCGTAAGATACTTGAGCAATAGTTGGAGCAGTCTCGCAAATTGCATCAAAGTCAAGATTCATTTGAGGCTCTGAAGGAGAAGTCAATACTCCACAGTTTGTTTGCTCAGTTGTTGCATCCATAGTGGTGTTAACTGATGATGTACGTAAACATACAAGATTTTTATAAGATGTGCCACCAGCTACATCAATCTCAATGTTTTGTAAACTACCTAATACTTGTGCCATTGTTTTCTATTTTTGATTTACTAAATTGTTTATTGTTATAATTTTTCTTGCTACATAATTATCGCCATCTTGTAATGGCAAATATCTTGAACTTGATCTACCTATTGGGAAAACCTCAAAATAAGTATCATCAAATCCATCTACCTGAGTGTCAGGTATAAGTATATTTAAAATTTGTGATGCAATACTATCAACTACCCCTAAATCATTTACCCTGTATTGCTCACTAAAAATATCTATCACTACATCTACAACGTTACCAAATGAATTATTTGTGTTATCACTTGTCTCAGTTATATTGCCTATTACTACATAGTTTTGTGGTGTAGTATCAAATGGAGTTTGTCCGTACACTGGCACGTCTTTGCCATTGTAGGACAAGTTGCCATTTAAGGCATTGACATAAATCACTCTCACATTATTACTACAATCAAGCATTTTTGCTTAGTATTTTTGCTATTTTTTCAACTAACTTCGGTATCTCTTTCCTCACATTAGGATAGAAATATGGTTGTGCTTTCATATTTCCATCTTTACTACCTCTAAATGGATTTGCAATAACACTCCAATATTCACTATCTTCTCTTCTGCCTAATTCTTTTACTGCATACCCACCAGTACCAAACTCTACAAATGCAGCATAAGGAACATCAGCTCTTAATTGATAAGATAACTTACTTGGCTCATCCCAACTAATGCTATCAGCAAGTCGCCCAGGATGAGGTCCTAATACACCAATAGGAGCATCTCTTTTAGCATCTTGTGCCATCTTAGACATTGACTTTCTAAATTCTTTTTCAATTTTATCAAGTCGCTGAATAAAAGCGTCATCCAGTTGTTTCAAAGAATTATTTAAACCTCTTATATTAAGTGCTTTTCTTGCCACTATATAACTACTTTTTTATACTGATGATAATTTAAACCATTCCAGAATGGATATTCTGCAACTATTCCTTTAGGATCAGCATTCATTTTCTTACCTCTGTTCTCATACATCCAAGCCACGAGTGTTAGGATGTCGTTCTCCAAGTCTGCTGGAATGCTACCATAACCAGCTTGGTAAGTAATCTCATAAGTACCACCCATATAGAACCACAACTTATTACCAATCTTCTCGTAGTCCTCGTTTATAGTCAAAGTATCCCACAAGTTGATTCCACTCTTAAATCTAACCAAATCAACACAACCAAGTGGTCCGTATGGCAAATCCACCATCCAAACTGCTGGCACTTCACCAGTTAGTTCTACGTAACTCTTAATTGTCTTGTTGACAAGTGATAAGCCAGTTAGTTTCTCCAAATGTTTTCTTGAACTTGTGATAAGTTCATCAATCAAAGTATCATCGGTATTATAGGTAATTCTCATCCATTCTTTGGCTTGTGTTCGGCTCACTGGCTCTACACTTGCGTCAGCGGTGACTATGATACTATCTATATAAATCGCCATACTTATCCCTTGTATTTATTAACTTCTTCTCTGAGCCACTGCTCAAACTCATCAAGTGCTTTTCTTGGGTCGTGTTCTCTTGCTCTTCCTTTTGCTTTTTTAGATGCTGCTGCATAGGCTTTGGCATCGTCAAGTTTCGTAATTTCTTTAACCCAGCTTTCAATATCATTTCTATCCTTTATAAATATTCCAGCCTTTCCACAATTCTCTTTCAATCCTTCTGCCTCACTGCTTATTACTGGTATCCCACTACTCATTGCTTCTGTTGCAGTCATTCCCCAACTCTCATATTTACTTGGCATAAGTAGTATTCGAGTCTTGTTATAAACGGAAAGTATATCAGTAGTCTTGTTAATATAAGTAATATTTTGCAAGTTTGAAGTTATTTGCTCATCGTATGAACCCATCACACCTAAAAACTTTTTATTAGGCATTGCTCTTGCTATATTCTCAAATATCTTTACACCTTTATTCTCGTTCAAGTTTATAAGTGTAATAAATTGATTATCAATCGGTTCTATCTTTGTATCAAAATCACGATAATCAACTGGAGGTGTGAGTATAAAGTTACTCCATTTATAACCCAATTTTTGTTTTGCCCATAAAGAGTTATACACTATATGTTGAGAAGTATCTGCATTCTCAATCTCAGGATATAAATGAGTATTATGTATTATATGAAATAAAGGCTTTTTAAACATCGCAGCCATTCCTATTGTCCATCTTGTATAGTCTAAATGTGTAAACACGCAATTAGCCCATCTAAATAAATTATCTACAACTATTGCAGTAGGAGGAAATACATCCACACCATCGTAGCAATAATTATTTGTAATCTTATAGTGATTAGCTTGATGCAATAACACCCTTACGTGGTGTCCTTTACTTTGTAAGTGCTTTATAATTCTATGAGCCATCATCTCTGCACCACAAAGATGCTGAGGAGGATATAAGTGTATGCTAAATAGTATGTTCATAGTTATAGTTTACATAATATCCGTAATGCTCATTATTGAAAAGTAATTGCATCATTGGATATCTTTCGATAAATATTTCGTGTGTTAAATCATCTTGACGATGCCTTTCATATTCATTACCTCCAACATCACCTTGTGGCATTTTGTATGGAACTGCTACCATACAATAAATATTATTATCATTTATCTTTTTAAGTAATGAAGTTGCATTGTCTATTGGCAAATGCTCAATTACATCACCCATAATTAAATAATCATACAAAAATAAATTTAATTCTTGCACATCGCCAATATAAACGCATCTATAAATATCATCTAACTTAAACTGCTTACGATATGGCTCGAATATCTCTATTGCATCAATTTTTGTAAAATCTTCTTTTAGTAAATTACCATAAGTACCGCAACCAGCACCAACATCAAGTATCTCAATGCCAATCCTAAAATTATTAAATAAATGCTCCCTAAATTCTTTCTTAAAATAATCGTAACTAAATGGCATATAAGTAAAAATAAGGGGAGAGAAACCCCCTCCCCTATATTTATAAATCTTAGATAGCACCGTAGATAGCAGCTGAAGGCTGGAACTGAAGAAGTTCGCAACGAGCTTCTGCTCTGAAAGTGATAAGGTTCTTGATGAAATCATCTTGATCGAACTCGGTAGAACGTACTGCAAGACCGCTTTGCTGAGCAATAGCGAACTTAGTAGTGTCCATAACGTAGATCTTAGATGCAGTAACCAAAGAGTGAGGAATAACTGGTACACCTACGATTCTTACGTTACCATTGTTGTCGATAACCATTCCACCTGGAACTGAGTAGTCAGCTGGTTTGGTTTTCAACAAGTTTGCCCAACCGGCGTGAGTGGTCAAAGCAAGGTTTGGAGTCCAGTTCAATGCACCAAGTTGTGCAACGTAATCAATGAACTTCTCAGCGGTGTTAGCACCAGAAGAAGAACCAGCAGTTGCAGAAGATGCGATAGCGTTAAGATAATAAGTATCTTCAGCCTTCTGGAAATCTTCAATCAATGACTGCTGCAAATATGCTTGTAAGAATGGCAAATCATCAATCATCTGACGAGATACTTTAGCGTAACCAGCGATGAAAGACAATGCAGTGTTTACAACTGTTACATCGTAATCAACTTGTGGCTTTGCAGAACCTTCAGTTTGCTTACCGAAAGAACCTTCACCTACTGGAGTGTTACCTCTTGGGAAAGATACTGAACCAGTTGATACTGGGATAATGTTAAACACACTTCTAAGGTGTGGGTTAACGAAAGAACGCAATGCTGGGTTGTCTACATAAGAAGTGTAAACAGAACCAGTCAAGTTGTTACCAATGGTCATTACACCAACTGCTTTCAAATCAATATCAGCAGCGAAGCCCTTACCATTGTTTCTTGCAGCAGCTTTGATTTCGTTCCAACCTTTCTCGATTGCAGAACCAATCTCAGCCTTAATGTTGTTTACATGCTCAGCATAAGAAGTAGCAACTTTCTTCTCTGCGTTTGCGCTCAACTTACCGAAAGCAGCCTTAGCTTCTTTCACTTCATTAAGTGCCTCAGCAAGAGTCTTGTTAGACTTCTCCATTTGCTCATTGATTTGCTCTACTTTAGAGTCAAATGCCTTTGCAGCCTTCTCGGTTACACTTGCAACCTCAGCCTTTTGTTCTGCCAATTTTGATTCGAGGGCAG